CCATACTCGCACAATGGCGCATATAGATGGAGTACTGAAACATCGTGAAGCCATCCTTCAGGAGCTCTTGGCGGAAGCTGGTAGCCGCCTTGCGCTCCTTAGGCGTACCCGTAGGCAGATCAAAGAAGACAAAGACCCACATGATGCGGTACTCACTTAGTCGCTTGGCTCGCATGACAAGAGGGGATAAGCCAAGCGGCGGGCCTCACCCGTGAAGCAACGCAGGAGCGAGGTCGCCGTCTGCGTCGCTGCCAGCATCAGCGGGCGGCGCTGTCCCTCGATCTCCACATCCAGCGTCGGGAGGGCGAGTAGTCGCGCCTTGATCTCCTTCGTCAGCTCCGTAGGGAAGCTCTCCTCCTCGCAGATCTCCACGACGAGCAGATCCACATAGGGGCGATAGGGCTCCATGATATCGTCTGCCAGGCAATAGGCATTATACTTATTGTGGTGATGGATGCCGAGTGTCGGAAGGAGGCCACAGCCGACGAGGGCACGTGCGATGATAGCTCTAAGGATGGCATAGCCGTAGTTCAGGAGCGAATTCGGAGCTGCCTTCTCTCGCTCCCGCACAAAGCCCGGGAGGGAGATGAAGAGGTTGCGCCAGTAGAAAGCCGCTGCCCGTGCCTCAAGATTGTCCGCATCCCCACTCTTGACCTGACGAGACCAAGCGAGCATATTCTTCGCCGGCTCTCCCAAGACGGTATGCAGGGCATAGGCTTGGTTGAGGATCTTCGCCTGCATCGTCTGCTGCCAGAGCTGCTTCCTCAGGGGAAGCGAGGCATCGAGTTGCGCTCGGAAGCGCTCGGTCTGGAGTGTATGTCCGTCCAGCGGGAGGAGCAGCCCCGAGGGCATGTGCGTCGCCGAGCAGGTCACGACAGCACAATTATTCTCGAGCAAAGCCCCTAAGAGAGCGTGGGTGATCGTGATCTGTGGGTGGTCGAGGAGGACGACCCCGATATCCTCTATCGGGATCGTCCGTACCGTCGTCTCACGATCATCCGACGGCTGCCGCACCTCCATCTGCTTGAGACGCAGGGGGAGGGAGGCAGGGGTGCCGAGATAGATCGTTCTCTT